TCAGTCGGTGCCAAGACAGCTGAGAAGCTACTGGCTCGGTCAGCCACCTGGAACACTGTCGTCCAGGCATATCAAAAGCAGAAACTAAACGCAGACTACGCGCTGACACAGGCACGTCTCGCTCGGATCCTGAGGTTCGAAGACTGGGACGTCGACAAGGGCGCAATTAAACTATGGGAGCCAACAAGGTGAACGAAGACACAATCCTAGAAGACTTCAAGAGATATCATGAGGTCTGTGAATGGGAAAACAAGATCCTAATCGCAAGTCTCAATCGTGAAACCTGGGACGCTATCAACAAGAATTCACAGAACGCCAAGTTAGGCGGCAGACCAAAGGGGAAACCAGCGTGGAACAAGGGGCAAGGGAAGAAGTCATAAGACGACCAAGCCACTACGCTAAGTGGCCTATCGAGCCGATAGTGTTCATCATGCAAAACGGCATGGAATTCTGGCGTGGCAATGTCATCAAGTATGTCAGCCGCGCTGGGTCCAAGCTGTATGATGGACAAGACAAAGTACAATCTGAAATCACTGATCTAAAGAAGGCCATGCGCTACTGCGAGATGCGCATCAACCTTCTCGAAGGAAAACAACCAAATGACATTTAGTAACCACAAGGGCCACTTCGGTCCATCACTACCTATTTCTGAAGAGATTCACCGCATGAAGTATCGTGCAGAGGGAGAAGACTTTAAGCAAGCTATGGCACGTGTAGCGCACGCTCTGAAGGACAGTGAGCCACACTACCGTGCCTTCAAAGACATCCTGTACAACCAGAGGTTCTTACCAGCTGGTCGCGTGCAGTCTGCTATGGGATCCCCACGTCGTGTGACACCATACAACTGCTTTGTGTCTATGACGATTGAAGACAGCATGGAAGGCATTATGGATGCAGCCAAGCAAGCAGCAAAGACAATGCAACTAGGTGGTGGCATTGGTTACGACTTCAGTACCCTTCGCCCACGTGGCGACCTGATCAAGTCCCTAGACAGTAAGTCATCAGGACCGCTGTCGTTCATGGGTATCTTTGATGCAGTCTGTCAGACCATCGCATCAGCTGGTCACCGTCGTGGTGCACAAATGGGTGTCCTACGTGTTGATCACCCAGACATCGAAGAGTTCGTCACAGCGAAGAACAACAGCACCACACTGACAGGTTTCAACATCAGTGTCGGTGTCACTGACAAGTTCATGGAAGCAGTAAAGACTGGTGGTGACTTTGATCTGACCTTCGAGGGACGTGTGTACAAGACTGTCAGTGCTCAGGCACTCTGGGATCAAATCATGCGCTCGACCTGGGACTGGGCAGAGCCAGGCATCTTGTTCATCGATCGTATCAATAAGAAGAACAACCTGTGGTACTGTGAGAAGATCGCAGCGACCAACCCATGTGGTGAGCAGCCGCTACCACCGAACGGCGCATGTCTCTTAGGATCATTTAACCTGGTGAAGTACGTCAGTCACAATGGTGTCCACAGCGGAGAACCAGCATCCTTCGACTACGTGCAGCTGAATGATGACATCAGACACGTTGTGAGGGCTATGGACAACGTAGTTGACCGCGCTGTGTATCCACTGCCAGCACAACAGTTAGAGGCACAGAGCAAGCGTAGGATGGGCCTTGGTGTCACCGGTGTTGCCAATGCCATTGAGGGCATGGGTCATGACTATGGATCACCAGGGTTCCTACACGTCTTCAAGACAATCATGCAGATCATACGTGATGGTGCGTACCGTGCATCCATTGACTTGGCTATTGAGAAAGGACCGTTCCCACTGTTTGACCCACTGATGCTCGACAGTGCGTTTGCTCGTTCACTGCCTGAGGACATCCGTGACAGCATACAGACACATGGGATCCGCAACTCGCACCTACTGTCAGTGGCGCCCACTGGGACCATCAGTCTATCAGCTGACAATGTGTCATCAGGCATCGAGCCAGTGTTCAGTCACTTCTATGATCGCACGATCCAGACCTTTGACGGTCCACGTGAAGAGCGTGTGGAAGACTATGCGTTCCGCGAGTGGGGCATCAAAGGCAAGACAGCTAACGAACTGTCAGTGTTCGACCATGTGAAGGTACTCAACGTGGCATCACAGTATGTCGACAGCGCCTGTAGTAAGACATGCAACGTCGGTGACGATGTATCCTGGGAAGACTTCAAGAAGGTCTACATGGATGCATACGACGGTGGTGCATCAGGGTGCACGACGTTCCGAGCCTCTGGTAAGCGCTACGGTATCCTGAACGCTGCATCATCAGAAGACGTAGCCACCGAAGACGCACCTGAGGTGTCACAGGTGGTGACTGAGGATGATGCATCTGAGGTCGGTGGCGCATGTTACTATGACCCACTGACAGGTAAGAAGCAGTGTGAATAGTAAAGTTAACTAACGCGATTTGTGTGTCCGATGACTAATTTATCTGTTGATCTCACCCTGAGACCCCTTAGGATGTATATCCATATTAGAATATGAAGATAACTACATGGGGGGGACAGTGATATGCCATTGAGCACACACAATATTGCATTTGTCAGTAATCTCCTTGACTTCGAAATTGAAAGGCTCAGACCACAACCACTACTTCACTATGAGCTTGGAACTGATGAAGCAAGGTTTATCGCTTGGGCGATGTCAACACAGCAACGCCGTATGTTTGTGTCATTGATGACGAGAGCAGCAATGGACGATGAGCATGTCTGCGCTGGTGTCACCAGATCTGAACTACAGGTTAGCCGACCAACACTCAACGTGTTGATCAACCAAAGTGAAGATGCTGGCTGGATCTCAGTGAAGAGGGACGAGAGAAACTATAGGTGGCTGAAGGGTGAACCAATGCTACCACAGTTGTGGAAAGAGTATGCTATTACCTTAGGTGAGCGTGTGCTCAGTCGTTTACCAATCAAATTACCGCAGACGTAAAGAAACCAGGGGTGACCAATTAGGTAAGTATGGTCAGCACTCCTGGTTCCCATGTATCTTGCACGATACGTCGCAACAGTTAATCATAGACAACACAATGTCCACATAATTATGCACATATGTGTATCCGTTGCCTTAAATACCTATGTTTTATAAGAACATTAAGTGAACATACATAAGTTGGTACTAAGGGACCCCCATACGAAGGAAGGGACCTGTGCTGACATCCTTAGAACTATAGACTGACAGCGTAACTCCCGACGTCCTGTCAGTCCCTTACATCACAGGTAACCGAACCAGAGTGTCAAATAGTGGCCTACTCCCAGCCCAAGAAAACACAGGATCGGTACCTGTGATGTACCTTATGAGAGAGAACATGAGACATGCTTACAGTGACACAGAGACTGATGTCTGGCTTGGGTCAGGCTGGAAGTGATTGGGCATGGAGTATGTCAATCAATGACATCAGCTATAGTCCACCACAGCTGACCGAGGAACTAGAGACCAAAGCTCATGATCACTCAAGCAGTACATCAGCTCTCCAGGATCTGTATGACTACTACAGCGAGAACCTGAGGTGACTAATGTCATCCTATGTGTCTGGTTGTCATCCTTAGTCGTCTTGGTGCTTAGGATGCAAGCGTTGGACTGGGGTCAATACTCAGGTCTAACACCAGTGTGACTATAGGTCCCGATTTGTACTTAAAAGAAACAAGGCCCATCCAGACAAGGATCGCCTGAATGTCGCTAATGTCCTGAACCTCAGCCATCAAACGTCAACGGATAGTGTATCCGATGACCAATGATATCCAATGAAATCAATGGCTTGACCTTGGTCGACCTCAGATCCTCCAGGATTCTGGTACCATAGTCAGACTTTCTGACCCCCAGTGGTCCAATCAATCAATCGTTTTCAAAAGTCCGTTAAAGGTTGTGCTTGTTGTTGTTGTTGTCAGACCTCTTGAAGCAGAACCCCCGCCCCACAAAAGAGGGGCCTTAGAACCCCCCAGGAGTCCCCGTCATGGCCCTAGAGTCAGGAACCTATATCGATAGCTTGAACGCAAGTAACCCTGCGTCTACCGATGGCCTAGGTCAGGCTGATGACCACATCCGTCTAATCAAGAGCGCCATCAAGGCGACCTTCCCGAACCTAGACGGCGCAGTGACTGCATCAGTCGCCAACCTAAACAACACCACAGCCATCCCTAGTACCCTCACGGACCTAGGCATCACTGATGGCTCCAATGGTCAGGTGTTGTCTACAGACGGCTCAGGTAACTTCAGCTTCATAGCGTTACCTGCTGGTGCCACCGACACGAACAACTATGTGAACGGCGGCTCATTCAGTGGCACCACCCTTACGCTAACGAGAGACGGCCTAAGCAGCATCAGTATCTCAGGTTTCCCTCAGGCAATCACGAACAACAACCAGCTAACCAACGGTGCTGGCTACATTACGGCAGCATCCCTACCAGCCGCACAGTCAACAAATGCTGCCGCTGTCGGTACCTACACCTTTGCTCTTTCAAGTGTTGTTCCAAGCCCAATCCCAGGCGGCACAGTGAGTGGGAGCCAACTTACGTATTCTGACGGATCAGGAACTAACAATGTAGGCACTAGCCCTAGCGTAGGCACATGGCGTCTAATGGCACACTACGTCAACCGAGCTTCGCTTTTTGTCCGTGTGTCTTAGGAGACAAAGATGAGTACTATAGAAATCACACAGTATCGGAACGCTAGTTCACTGAACGCTGAGAACACTCAGTTTAACGTAGAGATTAACCATCCGTCTTACGGTTGGATACCTTACACTTTAGACCCCTCAGACACTGATATGACTATCGACAACACAGAACTGTTGTCTCTCAT